ACCATTATACTTTGGATGTACTGAAAATACAGTACCTACAGCAACAGATAAACTAGTAGTTGCTGTAGTGGCAGTACTAATTTCATTGTATAATAAACCAGCAACGGCTTTACCACTAAGAGTTCCTGATGAACGTAATATAACACTATTACTAGAACCAGATAAACTTACATTAAGTGGTGGAGGTGTTTGAGTGGAAGCATCAAAAACATAATTTGAAAAAGTAGCCATGTTATTATTTATCTATATTATTATATTTTTTCTATAGTGGATAAATAATATTATGAACTTTAATGAGTTAATTGATTATGTAATGTTGATGGAAGAGAAGTGTACTAAAGTAACAAAGAAAGCATCTTCCACAAGAAAGGGAAAGAAGTGGACTAAGTGTGCTCGCCAATCAGATGGCAGTATTAAAAGAATTCATTGGGGTCAAGCTGGTGTTAGAGTAACTGGAAAATCTGGTAATACAAAGAGAAAGAAGAGTTTTAAAAAAAGGCATAAATGTTCATCAGCAAAGGCTGGGACTCCAGCCGCCCAGGCTTGCAAGGACTGGGCTTAATCTAATTTAATAGAATCAGGTTTAACTGATTTTATATATACTTCTCCATAAGCTTCTAATTGTCCCATTATATGTTGAAATTCTTTTTGGGACATAGTATGCCAAGATTTCAATTTAGAAGCTAATTCATCTCCCCTTTTCTTTAAAGTCTTATTACAAGAATCTTTTGTAGATAATTGTAAGGCTTGTTTGTATGGAACTTCTTTAGCTGCAAAATGTATTGCTGTTAATTTAGAGGGACCACCTTTTGCTTCTGAACTTTTACGAATTTTATCTGCTCCTGATTTTCTTTTTTCTATAAATTTGTGAAGTTCGTTTACATCTTCTTTTGCTTCTAAAAGAAGATTGTCTGTTAATTTATTAAATGATTTCATACATAGTATTTAGTAATCTATTCTTTCTATTAATTCAAATATACACCCAGATTCAAAACTATGTTTAGTTATAGAAGTTCTTCTTTTAATTTTAAATTTTCCAATTTTATTTAAAGTCGTAAAAACACCACCTTCCATTTTTAATTCATTTACAAAACTAGTGTAATCATGAATAAATTCTTTAGAGTCTCCATTTGGATACAATACGTTATATCTAAGTTTAAATTGTCCGTATTCTTTTAATTTTTTAATAGAAGCTTTTTGAGCATTTGTTAATCCATGATTTTTTATATATTCTTTTATTTTTATTGAATTTTCTTGGCAGTATAATTTGTTTCTTTCTGCATAATCTTTATCATTTTTATATTTTTCTTTAAGAGTATTAGATTGTTTAAGTCTTCCTTTTAATTGAGCATCACTTGGTCCGTTTTTATATTGTTTCAATTTTCCTTCTGATATTCTTTTAGAAACTTCCTTTCTATATTCATCGCTACAATAATGTAATAGATATCCTCCTGTACCACCAATATGGATATTATAACATTTTTTCCCGTATCTATATTTTAACCTTCTTATTAAGTTTTTTTCTAATTTGTCTAATTTTTCTTTAGAATTTATTTTTATTTTTAACCATCTTCTTGTAAAGTTTTCTCTTCCATATTTTTTAACGGCTTTTAAAAAGATAGTGGTGCCTGATCCTATATAATCATCCGTTCTATATCCTATATGTTGTCCTCCATAAACTTTTCCATTAATGCTATTAACAGTTATATATAGTAAAAATTCTTTATTCATCATTATTATTTATCCTTGAGAACAGGAAATCAACCCGTATGTTTGATTTAAATAAAAAAGAACCGCAGATTTCTCTGCGGTTCTTTGTAAGTGCTTTATTTTTAAATAGTTAAATTTAAAAATATACTGCCTGATTACCAGGTGTAAATGCCTGACCAAGATTCTTAAGAATAATGGTATGGTAGTAGAGCGCAGCTCCAAAAATATTATCTACCACTCCATATCTTGTCAAGAGACCAACGCGGGGAGCGAAGTCATTCGGCCCGATAGTTCTCTGAATCATGACAGGAATATATGGGCAATAGATAATACCAGAGTCATAAAACTCTGAGCCTTTATAACCAAGTAGAGCGTACTCTACACCTGGGGTCTGGCCTGTATAACCTAAGTTACCATAAACATCACTGTTCTGTACTTCGGTGCGGGTATCACGATAGATCTGGAATCTGCCACCGAGTGAACCAACCTTAGCTACGCCAGTTTGCTGGGTAGTTACATTGCCCTGTACAGTTACCCACTGGAATTCGGGGAGCATTTCAAAAATAGCGCACACGCGAGGTGTTGCTACGATGAAGTTTGCGGGTCCACGACGATTGCGGATAGCAATGCGGTTTGCTTCGATAATAACTCTCTGGTAGAAGTCACGATTACGTTCAACCAACCAACGACCGTCAGCAGACATTGGAGACCATACAGAATATCCCTTACCGAAACCACCATTTAAGGAGGTTTGGATCATGCGGATAATCATTTCACGGTCGATTTCAGCTTGGATCTCATATGCCATAGCATTTGTGATCTCAGCATCGATGTCGATACCGTTCATGTTCTTTAAGTCTTGTTCTAGCTCAACGGACCATTTAGCACCTAGTCTACGAGTACCAGCTTCAACAGCGGTCTTTTCGAAGGAGACTTCGACAGTTGGGATGTTAGCGTTGATTTCGAAATTCTTGAGAAGTTCGGCTACGCCACGATCTTGATTTGCGAAGGCCCAATCAGCATTTCCTGATAGTGCGTTATTGCGAACACCAGTGTAACTAGAATCGAGATGTTGGAATCCTAATTCATTGTCACCTTCTGGAGTCTTCTGACCAGTATAGCTTACCTGAGGATTGGTGTGAGCGTTAACTCCACCTGGGGCAGGCAACCATTGACCACTAAGTGGGGATGATGATCCAACACTAGTGTCTTGGTAATTACCACCAAGAGTTTGATTGCTATACTTGTAACGAAGTGCAAATGCGAGACCAACAGGACCACTCATTGGTTGAACTCCAACGATTTCGTTGGTGATCAATTCAGGGAAGGTACGGCGGATCATGGGAATCAAGATCTTAGGAAGACGAGCATCACCTTTTGCATAGGAGTCGTTGTTTGATGGGAATCCACCAGCAGTGTCACCAACAGTGGTAACTCCGCTTGATCCATACCCAAAAACACCAGCTCCACCAGCAACATTAGCTTCACGTAAGCAATATGCTTCTTGGTTTTCCAATAGCATTGCAGTGTTTAAGCGGGTGTTGTCATCTTCGATAGCTGCAACATTCTTAGAAGTATAGTCGAGCACTGGTGCCCACTTTTCTAAAAGAAGTCTTGCGCGATCTTGATCGATATACGATTGTGCGGGTTTGATTTGTTTCATATGTGTTTTGTTTCTTTCTTTTTGTTTTTCGACCTCAAGCATGTTACTGTAACATGCAGGAACTCAAGTATGTTTATACTTCTACCAAATTTTTGTAGGTAAACATATTAGTATTTACCTAACTCGTTCATATAATTTTGAACGTGACCGAAATTTTCTTGAGTATCTTGTGAAGAATCTTGCGTATCTTCTTCCAAGACAACTCTATCAGCTTTTACTTTGCGAGATTCAAAAGCTTCTTCCTTTAAAGTGCTAAGACGTTCTTCTTCCTTCTTATCAAAAAGCGAAAGAGTGTAATCGATATTTTCGATTATGAATTTTGGGGACTTGCCTTCAAATACACGAAGTGCGTATTCCTTCTTCTTTGCATTTAAATGTGCAGTCTTCTGTTCTAAAACTAACTTAGCTTTGGACTTGTCTAAAGATTCGCGAAGTTCGACTAATTCTGTGCTAGCTTTACTTGCTTGCTTACGAGCTTCATCAATTTGATTCTTGCCATCTATAAGAGCACCCTTTAATGATTCGCTCATCAAAGCGGAATCAATTGCAAGATTTTCTCTCAAATTGTTTAGTATGATTCTAGCCTTGTGATTCTTAACAGCTTCGTTAATTGATTTTTGTGGGATCTTGGATTCGATGAAGATAGAAATGTAATCAGATACTTTATCAATTAATTCATCCTTGAATTGATTAGCTTGTTCCTTGATAACTTTTCTATATCTACCAACAACCATTTGTAATTTATTTGCATTGTTGGCATCTAAAGCTTCAACAACACGTTCTAACTTTTTACAATGATCCTTATCAATAGCTTCTAATAACTGTTCTGCCTTTTGGGTATATTCAGAATCTTGTTCGATTAAAGCTTTCTCGACATGAATTTTAACTCTTTCGTCAACAGCACTATCAAATGCTTCTTGAATTTGTGTTAAAGTTTCATC